AAGTTCAAGTTCATTGAACGTACCGGTGCAGTTGAAAATCATCGCGGTGTCAAACTAGAAGACGGATTAGTTCGTGTTGAATATCAGTTTGAACTATATGATATGAATCAATTCTTTCACTCTGACCAAATAATGCGAAAATATCACCGAGGAATTGTTGGTTCGACTGGTGATTGGACAGCCCCAATGGGTGCAACATATAGCACGACTAATATCAGTGGCAGTGCGTCAATGGATAGTAGTTGGATCACTGCATCAGGTGCAAGTCTTAACTCAGTGCAAGGACAATCAATGCCAGCTAATGATGTTGGTATCACGGTAGCAGGTAGTAAGAGTACACAATCTTTTACAACAACTACAATAGGTACACTGGAGATTGAAAAGCATTCTATTGTTTTGAAATTGCTAGGTGAGACACCAGACAACAAGCCTGTATTACAACCCGTCAATGTCAAGATGAAACCAAAGTGTACTACTTGCGGTAAACAAAACAAAGCAACAGCAAAGTTTTGCACTGAGTGTGGCACATCACTTGAAATCTTTGCATGAAAATAGAAACATCACTAGACTGGGCTGAGGTCAAATCTAAACTGATTAGTCAGATTACTAAAGTTGACTATCACCCAGACTTTGGTAAGATGGTTGCTAACATAAGCAAGTTAGTTGACGAGTTGAGTATATTAGAAGTTAATGCAAGACGTACTAACAAAACTACATATACTCAACCTAAAGTTGACGAAATCAATAAAGCAATTGACCACTTAGAAAAGTTGTTGTTGATTGCTCAGTTGATGAATTAGAAGTTAGTCACTGATGTTGATATTGATACGGTGGATAGTGCAGGCGATGTGTTTGCGCTAGAAACACTACTACCACCTGCACTTATTGTACCTCCACCTGCAGTGTTATTTGGTGTGAATGAGGTAAATGTGTTTGTTGCCGATGCATATGTATATCCACTAATAGTAGGTTGTGCTCCGCTGGCAGGTAATTTAAAGATGCTACCTCCTCCAGTACACAAATAGAAGTATGTGGTATCATTAACTCCGGTGTACACTTCATAGGAACTGTCAAATGCTGTAACACTACTCAGAACATTTTTCCATAAAACGTTTCCGCTTGTATCCATTTTTATAATAATACATGCCCCGGTACCCACTGAGTACTGATATCCTGCAAGATAAATTACTGTTTGTGATTTTGAGTAATGCACAGTAGCTACAAACATGTCGGCAATTGTGTAAGCCCAATTTGTAGTAGAACCTGAAGCACTAAGACTGATAATTGTTGATCCATTCGTTATGTAAGTACACCTACCACCAATAATCACATTGGCGTTATTATCTATATCTATTGCTTCTGGGACCAAGTATGTTGTAGCAGTGGGTGCTGAGATTTGTCTTTCCCAATTAGTAGAACCGCTGGAACTAAAATTAAATATCACAAAACCGTTACCTGGGTTATTTGCAAAACTCTCAACTCCAAAATAGGTATTTGATTCACGCTGACATACTGAATACGCATATTCACCAGCTAAGCCTGTAATCTGTTTTTGCCATGACAATGCACCTGCGGTTGTAAATTTATGAACAGTTGGGTTAGTTGATACAGTTATTACTGCAGGACCAGTGTGATCTGCTGACATAGAATAATAATCACCTGAGGTTCCTAATAATGAAGTAGGTGTAATTCTAACATGCCATGCTAGTGTAGCACTACTGCCACTATTGTTCAATTTAATTATATCTGAATATGAAAATGTACTGTTTGGACCAGTGGCTGCTTGAACATATACTGCGGCAGTATTAGGTGTGCTACTATTTGTTCTTTCAAGTGCAACAGTTTCTGGCCAATAATCAGTATACGCTGGATAATTATATGCAAAATTTACTGCACCTGCAGAAGTGAATGACTGCGTATACCACCCAGTATAAGCTGAGTTTCCACTGGTAGCTAAAATATTGTTTGCACTATCTACTGCAATAGACACTATACGAGGTGCGGATGTAGTAACAGCAGCCACCCATCCTTGTGATATAGGTGTAATGGAACTACTCTGTGTACTGTTTGCACTGTTGCCCACACTGTTAGTGGCATATACCACAAATGTGTATGCTGTACCAGTTGTTAATCCAGTTACGGTTACTGAACCAGAACCCGATTGAGTGACTGTTGCAGTTAAACCATTGGGACTACTAACCGCAGTATAACTTATAATAGGTGAACCACCGTTACTGCTTGGTGCGGTAAAGTTTACAGTAACGCTAGTAGGTGATGCTTCAGTAACACTAGTAATACTAGGTGCCCCTGGCACAGTTGCCGATGATACTAATGTTACTGCAATTGATTCGGGACCAAACACAGATCCAATACTAGTTATAAACATTATATTTTATCCAAATGAGTTATAAGAACCGTATGCCTGCCAAGTACCACCTGATGTTCTTAATAAAGCAAATGTCTGTATTTCATATCTACTTGCAGTTGGTGTTGGTGCAGTTGCGTTTGGCCAATAGATAGTAGTTGCTGAGCCGTTAATTTGTAATGCATTAGCAAAATACGGAGTACTACCTTGATTTAAGAATAATGAAACAGAAATTACTTGACTATTAGTAGTTGGTACGTTTTGCAAGTTTGCTGTAAAGTTCGCAGAAATACCCGTGTGTATAAACACCGCACCGGTTGAGATATCATGGTTAACTGTACCTGTTGCACTAGTTTTTGTATTAAGTGTTTCAGTTGCTTGTTGAATACTCAACCAACCTGTTGTAGATAAGTTACCAGTAAATACGCCAATTGAAGAACCAATGTTACCAACGTTAGCGTTAGCGGTTACAGCTAAACTACTTAATGTACCAACACTTGTTATGTTAGGTTGTGCAGCGGTTGTTAATACACCCTGGTGATAATTAGCAACTACTAAATTACCTAAACTAGCATTAGATGCAGTAATATTACCAGTACCACCGGTCCCTACAGATAAGTTACCAGTGACACCTATATCACCTGCATGACTATTATAATATGTGCTGATTGCATTAGTTCCAGTTGAATCTTGTATGTTTGCAACCTTAACATAATTAGTAACATTTAAGTTAGTTAATGTACCGACACTAGTAATATTAGGTTGTGCATTTGTTGTTACTGTTCCTGCAGTGCCAGCACTTGTTGCATAAGTTGCATTAGCTACGGTACCGGTTACATTAGCACCATTAATACTTGTTAGTAGACTACCATCAGCAGTTATCTTGTGACTAAATGTGAAACTATTTGATGTAGAATTATATAAGATGTTAGCACTTGCACCTGTTATTTTAATGCCAGCACCATTTGCTTGCACCGCGCTTGATGCATTATTTGCAAGTATGATATTGAGGTCATTAGTAGTAATTGCAGTACTATTAATAGTTGTTTGAGTGCCGTTGACAACTAAGTTACCACCAACAGTAACATCGTTTGTAACACTCAAACTAGTTAATGTACCAGTGCTAGTTATGTTAGGTTGTGCATTAGTTAGTACAGTTCCTGCATATAATGAGTAGTTTGCATTTGCGACGGTACCAGTTACGTTTGCACCGGTTATTCCTGATAGTAGATAACCATTACCTGAATGGTAGTTAGCAATTACTAAGTTACCCAAATTAGCATTTGCAGCAGTAACGTTGCCGCTTAGTGTAACAATGTTACCTGTAATGTTACCTGTATAAGTAGGTAGATAACTAGCAACATTTGAATTTGCATATGCTGCGGGAAGACCAGTCAGTTGACTTCCGTTACCAATGAAATAAGTTGCAGTTGCATTACCACTAACTGATAGATTTGCACTTGAACCAGAAACTGCTAAATTACCCGAAACCAATGCATTGCTATTTAAATGTACGTTCCCACTTCCGTTACCGGCTAATGTTAGATCGCTATTGGTAGTTCTTGCGCCCACCTCATCAACATTAATTTGTTCAGCAAACACAATAGGATTTCCATCACTGCTTGTGATGTTATTTCCGGCTTGAATTTGTAATGGTCCTTGAACTTGAATAACACCTGAACCCGCAGTGTTAAGTCTAATGCCACCTGATCCTGTTGTAATGATATCTAAACTTTGGTTAGTGCTGGCTGACACAACAATAGTACCTGCATTAGATTGCAACACAGCTTGTCCGTCAACATATAATGAACCAGGACCAACATAGATATCTTTATAATAATATGTGCTTGTTCCTAGTGTATATGTGTTAGTGGTGATAGGTATGATATTGCCAGCTAGATTGACATTTTGTAGATTAGCAGTACCTGTTACTACTAAATTAGAAGTAGATAATGTGTTGGTTGCACTATTGAATGTAAGATTACTGCTGGCACCAAATGAACCGGTATTGTTATATTGAATTTGTGTATTTGATCCTGCCGGATTAGTTGAACCTCCACCGCCTCCACCTGAGACGGTTGAGAAACTTAGATTTCCTGCACCGTCTGTGACAATAGCTTGTCCACTACTACCACCTGTTATTTTGACGTTTCCTATGGATCCTAATTGACTTGTGCCATTAACTACGAGGTTAGCAAACGTAAAGGTTGCTGATCCATTAACGCTCGTGGGTTGTAAATTGGTAAATGACATGTAATATTCCTGTACTTTTTATATTTATCTTAGAATAGATTACATATCCGCAGTATTGGTACTTGGGAATTGTCGTGATTGTCCTGGCCAAATGATACGTACTGCACCACTTCCACCGCTATATAAGCCGCCTCCTCCCCCACCATAGCTGACACTTGAGCCTCCTGATCCCGGACCACCTGCTGTACCCTGAGCAGATGCACCTGAAACATATGTTCCTTGAGTACCATTAGCTCCTTGTCCTTGCAACCCTACGCCGCCACCATTGCCACCGTATGCAGCCGAAGTACCGTGACTGTTACCTCCACCTCCACCACTCCCGCCCGATGATGTTCCAGATGAACCTGCGCCGTTACCAGCAGCACCGTCACCGCTATACCCACCAGCACCACCGCCGCCACCGGCATTATAATTAGTATTGCTTACGGTTTCTCCGCCGGCCCCTCCGTTGCCGCCGCCGTCACCTACATAGCCACCACCTCCACCACCAGTTGCTTGAATGTTTGCTTGGTTATAGTCCCCACAATAACCACCGTATCCTACACAAGTAGAGGTATCTTTGAAATAACTACTACCTGACTCAGAACTAGATCCTTGACTCACACTAACTGATACGTTGGCCCCTACTACAACTGTAATGTTTTGTCCTGGAGTTACTGCATAATTATTTTTGTATCCAAGGCCACCTCCGCCACCACCGCCTTTGTTAACGTACAACACGTTTCCGTAACCTCCGGCTCCGCCTGCACCTACACAAACGACACTTACTGATGTGACTCCGGTAGGTACCGTGAATGTATAAGTTCCGTAAGTTGTGTAAGCAGTTTGTCCAGTAACTGTAGTTAATGAAATAGTAGTTGAAGTTGCAACTACTGTACCTGAAGTTGATCCTGTACGAAGTTGAATTTGAAAAGTTTCAGTAGTGCTATAATAAGCTGTAGTTGTGATTGAGAATGAACCAGTAGAACTAGTCACAGTAAATGATCCACTTGCTGCACTAAAATTAGTGTTGCTTGTTGTACCATTTAAAATAGTCCAATACAATGTAGTACCATCCGAAACATTTCCAGTAGAAATATTGTATGTATATGTGTTTGCCCCGTATACAGTTGTAGTAGGACTTACAAATGTGTAAGTAGCACCCGTATTAGTAAACAAACTTACACCAGCTGCGCCTAACATTATGCAAATCCTTTTGCTAACGAAGCGTAATAGTTGGTTCCATCGTAGAATACACTAATGATATCAATTGAACTAGCAGCAGTGCTTAGTGTTTTAATACCACCGGCAAACTTCATAGTTGATGTAAGAGTTCTTGAACCAGTTGCATCTTGTGTAATAATCACAACCACGCTTGTTCCTGCTACAGCACTTGTTAAACCATTAAATGTGAAGTTATTATTTGCAGTATAGTTAAAGATTGTACCTGTTGCTACATTAGGAGAAATAGAAGTGCTTGTGTTGCCACCTGCAATTACAGTCTCATTATATTTCAACAGTGAGAAGTTAGCATTGGTTGCATTCAAGTTTACAATAGTACCAACACTTGTGATGTTTGGCTGTACCGCAGTCGTCAATGTACCAGTGTGATATGTTGCACTTACTAAGTTGGCACCGGTAAGTTGTGAACCGGTGCCACTCATTGTTATGTTACCGTTGCTGATTAGTGTTAATCCGCTAAATGAAGTACTAACACTAGTAATGTTTGGTTGAGCACCTGTTGTCAATGTACCGGTTAAGTTAGTAGCAGATAAGTTACCAGTACCACCTGTACCTACTGATAAGTTACCAGTGACACCTATATCACCTGCATGACTATTATAATATGTGCTAATTGCATTAGTGCCTGTGCTATCTTGGATGTTTGCAACTTTAACATAGTTAGTCACATTCAAGTTTGTCAATGTACCAACGCTTGTAATATTAGGTTGAGCACCTGTTGTCAATGTACCAGTGTGATATGTTGCACTTACTAAGTTAGCACCTGTGATTTGAGAACCAGTACCACTTAATGTAATATTACCATTAGCAACTAAAGTTAATCCACTAAATGAAGTACTAACACTAGTAATATTAGGTTGAGCACCTGTTGTCAATGTACCGGTTAGATAACTAGCACTAACTAAGTTAGCACCTGATATCTGAGATACTGATCCAGTAGATGATATGTTGGCATTAGCAACTAAAGTTAATCCACTAAATGAAGTACTAACACTAGTGATATTAGGTTGAGCAGCAACAACAACTGTATTAGCAATGTTTGCATTAGGTGCCCAACCTGTAATATTTGCACCAGTGATTGATGTTAATAGTGACCCGTTGCCAGTGAAATAGTTTGCAGTTACTAAGTTACCTAAAGTAGCGTTGCCTGAAGTAATATTTGCACCGCTAGTTATATTACCAGTTACATTTAAGTTAGCTAGTGTACCTACACTGGTGATGTTTGGTTGAGCATTTGTAGTCAAAACACCAGTAAAGTAATTGGCACTGACTAAATTACCACCTGTTAGTGAGTTTGCACCACCTAATGTAGTGTTAATTAAAGTACCTACACTAGTGATGTTTGGTTGTGCTTGCGTAGTTAATGTACCGGTAAAATAGTTTGATGTGACTAAATTACCTAAACTAGCATTACCTGCAGTGACATTACCTGTGCCTGTGTTCAAATTACCAGCTACGTTTACACTATTGGTTGTGACAATTAATACATTGCTAGTTCCACCGACACTTACAGCAACATTCCCACCGCTACTAGTAACTGCAACGTTGCTGGTTCCATTACTAATAGCAGTTGAATTGATTGTTGCCCAACTCAACCCACCGGCACCGTTGGTTTGAAGATATTGACCGCTGGAACCACCGGTAATAGTAACATTGCCTACTGCGCTTAAGTTAGATAACCCATTGACATTTAAACTACCTAATGTACCTAAACTTGTAATATTGGGCTGTGCGGAAGCAGTTACAGTACCTACACTAGTAATACCGCTGTTGATAGTAGTATAAACACGATTCCACACACTGTTGGCAGAATCATATTGAAAAACGGTTCCATTTATTGTTGTTTGTTGTCCATTTGAGGGGCTTACAGGCCATGCCATAGTGAAATTCCTTAGTACTTTTGTATTTAGCTCAAAAGGTTGACACTAATGCCCAAACATAGTATAATATGGTTATGTTAAGAGAACACTTACTCAATCGTCATTTAGACTTAGAACTGCATCGTCCTATGTTAGACGAAGATGAGGGTTTGGCTACATTTTACTTGTATAATTTGAGTGGTCAATTTATCTAGAGACTTTGGATTTTGAATAAATATTCATGCTGATTGCTCCTCGTAGCGTTAGAGTCCTTGGGTGTTCCACCACCGCGAAGGACATTTTTATTGACACAAATTACCCTTTGTGCTATAATTATTTATCAAAAGCGAGTAAAAAGCACATGGAAACCTTAGTTGAACATCTGAAAAGGCGACATTTGGATCTTGAACTCCATCGTCCTATGCTGGATCTTGAGAACGATGTTGCCGCCTTTTACCTTTGGAACTTGTCAGGAAATTTTTGTGGATACCAGCAGTATCGTCGGTTCGGCGAGAAAAAGCCCAACAACAATCCCAAGCTAGGTAAGTATTATACATACAGAAAACAGCCCACATTGGCAGTTTGGGGTGTTGAAAGTTTACATTTAACCCCACATGTTGTTTTTTTAACAGAGGGCTTGTTTGATGCGGCAAGATTGACAAGTCGCGGTGTTAGTGCTTTAGCAGTACTAAGTAACAACCCCAGTCCTGACTTACGCAACTGGCTTACTTGTTTGAATAGAAAAGTTGTTGCAGTTTGTGACAACGATGCCGCAGGTCGTAAACTAGCAAAGTTTGGCGATGTTGCAGTCTATACAGACGAAAAAGATTTGGGTGACAGTAGTGAGGAATATGTTACTCAATTAGTTAATACTTTTGTCTGACTTGACGAATAATCCAACACCTGCTATACTTACAGTATGAAAATTGAAATCGTAACTAGTTCAGTCAAACGCCGAATCGTTATTGACCTCGTGACTAAATTCTTGACCAAAGAATTGAAGTTAGAGAATAGCACTTACGGTTTAACAATTTATAATGCCCCAGGCTTACGCAAGCGTGAGGGCAACAATGGAATGGTCGCTAAAACAGGTGACCGTGAAATGCAAATGTTTGTAGATGGTGGTCTTAATGAATGTGACTTGATCTTGTGCCTCGCACATGAAATGGTTCATGTTAAGCAAATTGCAAAAGGTCAACTATCATTGAGCAAACGAAACAAAAATCTCTGGTTCGGTCAGCGTATTCTAAAAGAGTACCATGAACGTCCTTGGGAACAGGAAGCGTTCGCCCGTGAACGCCTCTTAGCTACCCGTGCAATGATCTATGTTGAAAAACAAATGGTCAAACGCATTGACAAACTTGTAAAAAATGCTTGACGAGAAATCAAATCAAGTATACAATACAAGTTCTTTAATTTTTTATAAGCCAACAACAGGAGTTAACAATGGCATCAGCAAGTACCACTAGTGACAATCACACAATCACTGCAATTCAAGTTGCACGTTCACTGAAACAAGCAATGAAAGCAAAACGCCCCGTGTTCTTGTGGGGCCCTCCCGGTATCGGTAAGAGTGATGTTGTTCAACAACTAGCAATTGAGCTTGGTGGTTCTCCCGAAGCTATGATTGATTTGCGTATGGCACAAATGGAACCCACAGACATTCGTGGTATCCCTTTCTTCAATCAAGATATCAAAAAGATGGATTGGGCTGAGCCTGTTGATTTGCCAACTAAAGAGTTTGCAAGTCAATTCAAGACTGTGATTTTGTTCTTGGACGAAATGAACAGTGCGCCTCCTGCTGTACAGGCAGCAGGCTATCAACTTATCTTGAACCGTCGTGTTGGTAAGTATAAACTCCCAGATAACGTTGTTATCGTTGCGGCAGGTAATCGTGACAGTGATAAGGGCGTTACATATCGTATGCCAATGCCCCTTGCTAATCGTTTCGTTCACTTGGAAATGCGTCCTGATTTCAGTGCATGGCAGTTGTGGGCTGTGAACAACAACATTCACAAAGACGTGGTTGGTTATCTCTCATTCGCAAAAAATGACATGTACGAATTTGATGCCAAGTCAAGTTCACGTGCATTCGCTACACCTCGTTCATGGTGTTTCGTCAGTGACTTGTTGAATGACGAAGACAACATTGATACTGATTCATTGTTCAACTTGGTTGCAGGTGCAGTTGGTGATGGTCTTGCTGTGAAGTTCATGGCTCACCGTAAAGTTGCAGGTAAAATGCCCGCACCAGCAGACATTCTTGAAGGCAAGGTCAAAGACTTGCAGGTCAAAGAAATTTCTGCTATGTACTCATTGACAATTTCAATGTGCTATGAATTGAAAGATGCTATTGAAAACAAGAAAGTGGACAACAAAAAGTTCCACGAAATGGCATACAACTTCATTGAATACATGATGAAAAACTTTGAAACAGAGTTGGTCGTTATGGGTGCTAAGATTGCGTTGAAAACATATCGTTTGCCAATTGAACCAACTCAATTGAAAAACTTTGACGAGTTCCACAAAAAATACGGCAAATACATTGTTGATGCCGGTAACTAATTGTCAACAGTAAGTTGACTCCCTAGTGTCGCAAGACACTCTTGGGGGTGAGGATAGAAATGTTCTCACCCCATTTTTTTCTAAGGAATTAATATGTCAGGTAAAAAATATTTCTATGCACTTGGTCAACGTGTCCGCGCACAAGGATTTAGCAAGGACGAAGGAATGGCATTGTACTGTATTGAGGCAGGTGCCCATTATGCTCGTATTGCGTTTGACGCAGGTTATCGTGGACTTGCGCTTTAATATGGTTTGTGCTATAATCATCATATCAGAATTAATTAGAGGTTTAACATGAGCGAAGTTATTGGTAGTAAAAAGAAAACACGCAATTCAAAATTTGATAATCTTTTAGGTCCTACTGACCCTAAGATTGACGCAGAAGCACGAGAACTGCTTGTCTCTGCTCGTATTGGTTTGTTATTGCGTCATAGTTTCTTTGGTAACTTGGCTACTCGTTTGAAACTTGTCAACGGTGATGAGTGGTTGAGTACAGCGGCTACAGATGGTCAAACATTCTATTACAATAGCCGCTTCATTAAAATGTTGAAAACTAAAGAAGTTGAGTTCTTGGTAGCACATGAGGTATTGCACGTGGTCTACGATCACATGGGTCGCCGTAATCATCGTGATCCTCAAATCTGGAACATTGCTGATGACTATGCAGTTAACGCAGACTTGAAGCGACACAAAGTTGGTCAATTCATTACTACTGTGCCTTGCTTGTATGAACAAAAATATGATGGCAAGGCAGCAGAGGAAATCTATGATGACTTGATGAAGAATGTTCAGAAGATTAACATTGACTCATTGATTGACCAGTTGCTTGACGACCACATGGATGGTGATGGTGACGAGGGTGAAGGTGGTGATGGTGAACAAAAAGGCAAAGGTCGTCCTCAACTTTCACAAGAAGAAAAAGACCGTATTCGTCAAGAAGTCAAACAAGCAATTATCAATGCCGCACAAAGTGCAGAAGCAGGTACATTGCCATTAGGTGTTGAACGATTGGTTCGTCAAGTTACTGATCCAGTCATGCCTTGGCGTGAACTGATTCAAACAAACTTGACTAGCGCAATTCGTACTGACTATTCTTGGATGCGTCCAAGTCGTCGGGGTTGGCACATGGACGCAGTTATGCCAGGCATGACTCCAGGTGAAGAGATTGATGTTGTTGTTTCTATTGACATGAGTGGTTCAATTAGTGACAAACAAGCACAAGCATTCTTGGGTGAAATTGCAGGCATGATGAGTAGTTTTGACGGCTACAAAATTCATGTATTCTGTTTTGACACTAAGTGGTACAATCCACAAGACTTTACTAGCGAGAACATGGATAGTATTGAAGAATACAAACCACAAGGTGGCGGTGGTACCGACTTTGATGTTATCTTTGACTACTTGAAAGAAATTGGTAATGTACCAAAACGCTTGATTGTTTTCACTGATGGATATCCTTGTGGTTCATGGGGTGACCCTGACTACTGTGACACAACTTGGATCGTTCACGGTGACCCTGACCCAAAACCCCCATTCGGTCAGTGTGCGGTGTACGATGAACATCAATGATTGAGCGAGAACTTGATCCTTATGTTTGGTTTGGTGAGAGAGAAATCTCTCCCATTCCACGCCATTTTGTAAAAGCATCTACACCAATTTCAAATGAGAATCATGTTTGGGTAATTACAAGACTCAAAGGTAGATATGGTGTAGGTGTATCTGAAAACAATAATGAGTTTCTATCTAGCCTAGAGAGCTTTTTTTACTTTGAAGATCCGGGCGAAGCAATGATGTACGAATTGCGCTGGTCCGGAAAATAATTTAACACAATCAAACTCATGTAAATATAGTATCCTTGAGGAGATATTATATGAGTTTTATAAAGCACATTGGCAAGCACGGTGATCGTAAGGTTGCAATTCTTTTTAGAGAAGTGCCCGGTGAACCACACATGTGTCTGGTTACATACACAGAGACATTGAATCGTCACATTCACGATCCAATGATGGCATGTATTGAAGGTTCTATTGGTCAAACTAGTGAAAATCTAGCAGATGCATTGAGCCGCACACATACGGCAGATGGTAAATACATGTTAAATGTATTACACATTGAGGGATTAATTAAGAAAGTTCAAACAGAGCAAATCTTAATGACCCCTAACGCATCTACTAGAATCAAACTAAGTGAATTGAATGTCATTCTTAACGAAATGGCACAAGGTGAGGCAGCAGTTAAAAAACTTGCTGACATGGACGCTAGTTTAGGATTGCAAACTCCAGCAGAAGTTGCTAAAAGAATGCGTGAAAACAAACCTACTCCAAGTCAACCACCAGTAAATGTTCCAAATGTTGAGGGTATATTGGGTGATACTGCACTAGCAAACAATTTAATCACACAAGCACAGCGTATGGCAGCAGAAGCAAAGGGCTTATTGGCTGAAAGCGCACGATTAGAGCAGCAAGCAAATGAGATGCTTGGAATCCCTACAGCTACTCAAATCACAGCAACAGCAACACAGTCTGAACCAGTTAAAAAAGGTAGAGGTCGTCCTGCAAAGGCAAAATCCCTAGCATAAGTACATAATGAAGAAAACACCAGAATACATTAAAAAGTGGGAACACATTCTTCTGGACGTTGAAAAGAGTGATGTTCCCGTAGAGTTCATAAAGAAAGTCGTTGTTAAGATGATTGGTAAAAAACAACATACTATCAACATACAATCTTTATTGAAACAAGGTTTAGAGCCAGAGGAGATTGAGCAAATCGTCAATCGTAAGTTAAGTGAACTTGATCCAGTGGCAATAAGCATCTCTTTCGTTTTTGATGTACAAACTATCGCAGAAACGGTTCAACCAGAGACTGATAAGTTACTAGGAAATTTGTAGAGTTTTTGGCTTGTGATCCTAAAGGAGGAATAAGCTAAAGGTAAGATGCTCTGATTAAAACTCAGGGCATTTTGCCAAGATTCAAGCAATTGACAAATGGGCAAGTTGTTGTCATGGGTCGTAACACTTGGGAAAGTCTTCCCAAGAAACCTCTAATAGGCAGATTAAATTTTGTGGTAACCAGTCAATCATTGGTACTACCTATAGGTGCTATACAAGTGCCTAACTTAAATCATTTTGGTGAGTTCAAAAATGCATGGCTAATAGGCGGTGCTCAACTAATTAACTCAGCATGGCATCTAATCGATGAAGTATATTTGACCAAGACATTTACCGAATATACTTGTGATGCCTTTATTGATTTGTTATACTTAGAACAGAATTATATGTGTTGGTTTAAAGAACAACATACAGACCATACGTATGAAATTTGGAAGAAGAAATGACAATATTATTACTGTCCGGGCTAATATTTTTCAATTTATGCTGTGCTTATTTATTAAGTCGCCAGCCGTGAATTGATGACTGCTTTCCTTTAATAACTCTACTCAGATTCCCAGCGTCTAGCTTGTATAATGTTCTTAAATCGTTTTGAGTCATTGATACTTTTTCGCCAGTATTGATATTTTCAAAGTCATACACTGATGTATCGTATCGTGGATTATTGGCAGAAATATAAGTATCTCTTTTCATATAATGATTCTTGCCACTGAATTTTTCTTTGACAATATCAGTAGTAGCTGAGTTTTTACTGCCAAGTAGTCCACCGCCACCAGACTCTGGTATTAAGTTTGCCCATTCAGAACTTTCAACGATATTCCACAATTCACTATAATATCTTCCCCAATAATTACGTTCATCCTTGGAGATACATTCTTTTAATACATGAGTATCATGTTCGTGTCCATATCTCGTCAAATGTTGTTTCCACTCTTTACCAGAGCCTTTGTATTTGTATGGGTTACTTGCGGTTTGGCCTAAGTATTTTAGGCCAGTCTTTCTATGTGTCTTGACATAGAGATAATAAATAGTCATGCTGATTGCTCCTATAAGCGTTAGAGTAGTTGGGAATTCCCGTTCCGCGAACTACACTCTTATTTATCCCAACAGCATTGATTTACATAACAATATTTGATAAAATATCAGTATGAAGATATATTTACAACTTTTACAAGACATATTAGACAATGGTGAAACTAAAGACGACCGCACGGGTGTGGGGACAATTTCAGTATTTGGCAGACAACTTAGATTCAATCTTAAAGAATCTTTTCCTGCCATTACCACTAAGAAACTTGCTTGGAAGGCTTGTGTCGGTGAATTACTTTGGTTTATTGAGGGAAGTGGTGATGAGCGTAGATTGGCAGAACTCACCCACGGTAGTCGTGATGGAACCACAACAATATGGACGCCAAATGCGCTTGCACCATATTGGAAGCATAAAGCGAAGTTTGAGGGCGACCTCGGTCGTGTATATGGAGTACAATGGCGTCGCTGGCAAACGCCAGTCTATCATTCACAGGAAACGTTCAAAGACGACTTCGGTAGTCAATACAACAGAGAAGGTCACTTCCATGTCAAAGAGACGGATCAACTCAAAAATCTATTACAAGGTCTAATTGAAGATCCTAATGGTCGTAGACATATCATCAGTGCATGGAACCCGGGTGAGTTTGACCAAATGGCATTGCCACCATGCCACGTTATGAGTCAGTTTTATGTCAACAAAAATAAAGAATTATCTTGTCATATGTACCAGCGTAGTGTTGATGTTTATTTAGGTCTCCCCTTTAATATTGCTAGCTATGCGCTACTCACTCATTTAGTTGCTCAAGTGTGTGATTTGAATGTAGGTGAATTAGTTATTAGTACAGGTGATACTCACATATATCAGAATCATGTAGAACAAGTAAATGAGCAAATGAGTAGAGAACCTTATCAATTACCTACACTGTGGCTTAACCCCGAAATCAAAGATATAAACAATTTCAAGATGGATGATATAAAATTAATTGACTATCAATCACACGGGCAATTAAAGGCTCCAATGGCAGTTTAATATTAAAAGGTAGACCATAATGATAAATAGATACATGAAATCAATGTATCATTACCATCATATTATACCTAAACACATGGGAGGGACTAATGATCCTTCTAACTTAGTTAAGCTAACAATTGCTGAACACGCTGCGGCTCATAAAACATTATTTGAAGAATATGGGAATAAGTTTGATTATATTGCGTACATGGCATTGTCAAACCAGATAGGTAAAGAAGAAGCAAATTATTTAAAAATGTTAGGTCCTAAAAATTGGACAGTAGAAGGTAAAGAAACATTGCGAGAAAATGCTAAAAAAAGAAAGGGTGATAAAAATCCATTTTATGGAAAATCTCACTCCAAAGAAACCCGTGAGGTTCTTAGAGAGAATCAATTGACTAACAGTTGGATCAAAGGGATTGACCCTTCTTTGTTGCCCTATACAACATATTATGAGATAATTTATCCAGATGGGTCTATTAAACAAGTAGTAGGGTTAAAGTCTATTGCCGATGAATTCAATGTCAGTATCGCTAATGTCCATGCTACTATCAGTAGAATGGCTAAAGGTATAATGCCGAGCAAAAGTGTTTTTAAAAATCATCTCATTCGGAAATTAGATTGATAGACAAATTAAAGCAGATATGGCAGTATGATTGACTCAGAAGAAGCAAAAACAATAGGATTTGTAGCACATACTATTAAGATGAGTGATGTTGAAGATCCTGATTTATTTGTGGCACAGCCGATACATGAATGGCAACAAACTGAAGCAGGCAAGTGGATAATGAAAAATTCTAGTCCTAAACCAAGTTGGCATCGTAATCATGACATATACAACTATGGATATCAATATCAAATTAGAGCATATCTAACACACAAACAATTAACATATTATAAGTTGAAATACGAATGAAAATTTTAGTAACAGGCGGAGCCGGACTCATAGGACATAATGTCGTTAGTCGTTTAGAAGACCTTGGACATGATGTATGTATCATGGACATACAAACAAACTATGGCATTATACCCCAAGATGAAATTGATTATCTAATGACCGAACGGTCTAAAAAGTTTAAGAGTGAAATATGGTTAAGGGATATATGTGATGTAGAAAAGGTAGATAGAACCTTTTACTTAGAAGAACCAGAGATTGTGATACACATGGCTAGCTTCCCAAGACAGAAGGTAGTTAATGCAAACCCTGCACTTGGTAGTCGTACAATGAGCGAAGGGTTACTCAACTT